ATCTATGGTTAAAATGGAAGAACTTGCAAAAATGAGGGCACCAGTTGATACTGGAAATTTAAAGAATAGGATTCATCTTGAACCATCATTTTTTGGTGCTGATGTTTATGTTTTATCAGATGGAGTAATTTATGGGATAGATTTGGAATATGGAAATAGACCTCATAATGTTCCTTTGAAACCTTTAATTAATTGGGTAAAAAGGAAAGGGATAAGAAGTGATGAAGGACATCAAATTGCATTTGCTAAATATGTACAAGAGAAGATAAGATTGGAAGGAGTAAATGCTCAACCTTTTTTCAGGCCAGCTCTTCATGAAGTACAATTCAAATGGGTACCTTTAATAACTAAACAAGTTTTTGGTTAATGTTGCTCAACCCTAAAAAAATTTAAATAAGTAATAATTAAAATATGATTGTTGAAGGCCAAGAGGCATTTACTTCAACTGATTATTAGCAGCCAAGAGGCAAAAATGGAATATTTATCTCCGAAAACGATAATTGTAGATTTCTTAAGAAAGAATGTTGCAGATCCAAGAGGGAGAATAACTGATGCAACTCCTGATACTTTCACTGCTAATGCTTCTCAAACAAGCTTTCAACTTATTCCATCTTCTGGAAAAACAATGTCTTATATTGATAGTGTTACTGTTGATGCAGTTACAAAGACTAAGTGGGAAGAATATTATATTGATTCAAAAGGTCAAAAAGTCATATTTTTTACTGCAATGACTGGTGGTGAAGCTGTTATCATAAATTATGGTGAAACAAGTTCTGATTGGATATTTCCTGATAAGCCAAATAAGAAACTTAATGCTTTGTCTTTTCCAAGAATGAATATTAAGATCATATCTAATCCTGGTTCAAGAAAAGGAAATTATGAAGCTCCTGTTGAAGGAGTTCCAAGAGTTCAAGTTGATATATGGTGTAAGGAGAAACAAGATAATCAAATTTTTATTATTGGTGATTATAAGTACACAGGGGCTGATCTTGGTGAATACCTTAGTTATCAGGTAACAGGAGCATTTGAGAGTAATGAGAAAGAATTATTTCCTGTGCTTTATGGTTATGAACCAGTTGGTATGCCTCCAGATTTACCTTTTGATTCTGAGTTGCAGTGTCATCATGATGTTGTAGAATTCATATTAAGAGGTTTGAATATGGGGAGAATAAATTAATTTTAATCGGTAAAAGAGAAACTTTAAAAGTAATGAAGCCTTGTAGATTAATAAGGTGAAATTATGATAAAAAGTTATATGTGTCAAGGATGTGGAAAAGTATTTGAAGCACAAAGTTGGAGAAAAAGAAAATATTGTTCAAAGAAATGTAAAGGGTTACATGATAAATCAGGTCAATTTAAGAAAGGTCATAAAGGGGATTATGAATCTGAACAATATAGAATATCAAAAATTAAGGAGAATCCAAGTCATGGTATGCTTGGGAAAAAACACAGTGAAAAAACAAAAAAACAAATGTCTGAAAGCAGTAAGAAGCCATATAATTATGTTGATGGTGGATATAAGGGAAAAATTAAGACAAATGAATGTGAACTTTGTGGGGAATCTAAGAAAAGGATTCTTATTCATCACAAGGATGAAATTAGAAGTAACAATGAGATTTCAAATTTACAAGCTGTCTGTTATAAGTGTCATTCAAAGATACATTTTTCGGATGGTATGCTTGGGAAAAACTATAAGGGGTGATTAAAATTTTTGATGAGTTTTTAATTGGAAAAAGAGAAAGAATGTCTTGGATTGTTGAGACAGGATGGGCTACTGGTGGAACCATGAGTTCTGGTGAAATTGTTGGTATTAATTGCACAATTGAACCTGATTGGGCTCGAGGTTGGCAAGAAAATTTAACTTCTGGTGCAGATAATAGAAATGTTCAAGGAAGAAAGATTGGGCCTAAGACTTTGCCTTATACTATGAGTTTTGCTCCTACTAATTGGGTTTGGCTTAAATATTTGATGGATGTTTCTGATGGTGATGATAGTGGGGTTAAGACTCACACTTTCACAATGAGGAATAGTATTTTATCTTATAAGCTTGAATGGGCTAAAAGGCACACAACACCTCATGTTTTAACTATTATTGGTAATGCTGTTAAGTCTGCAACAATAAGTTTTTCTAAAGCATCTGGTGGTGGAACTGATGGTTTATTAAGTGTTGCTCTTAGTTGTGTTGGTCAAGATATGACTGAAAATTCAACTGTGACTTCTCTTAGTAATATTACTGAGGATCCTTTTCAGTACAGAAATGTTAAATGGGTTCTTGGTGGAACTGAGATTAAAGAAGTTAATAATGGTGAGATAAATATTAATAATGGGATTGATGAGAATGATAGTAGATATTGTAATAATACTTATGATGATCTTCTTGGTGAGCCTATTCCAAAAATTTTTAGGATAACTGGAAGATTCAATGTTAATATTAAAGACAAGACAATGTTTGATTATTGGGATGCAGGAATTGTTGTTGCAGGAACTAACACTTTATTATTTGATAGAGATGGAACTGGTGATGATCAATCACTTATTACTTTCGGAGACTTTTATGTTCTTGGAAGTATTGCTTCAACTAATCTTGAGGGGGTTACTAATGTTGATGTTGTTTGGGCTTGTGATGCTTTTGCGAGTATTGTTTCAAGAGATAGTATTATAACTTATTAAATGAGGTAAAATTATGGGATACGAAAATGATTTTGTGGATGAGAAACCAGTTGAACTAAATATTGAAGGTAGAAAATTCAAGTATAAGCCTACAACTGGTGGGGATGAGAATGAATGGCTTAAGGATATTATGATAGTGGATCCTAAGGATAAAATCACTAAAATTAATTGGACTCTTTATAATAGGAAGAAGCTTAATAATATTTTTAGTGTTCCTTATGATAAAGTTATTATAGAGAAAATTATAGGGATTCCTAAAGAATGGGATGATCTTAATAGTGATGAAAAATATAAGTTTCTTGGGAAACTTAAACCAGGTGTTTTTGATAAAATCACTATTGCTATGAGAAAGATTGATGAAGCTGATACTAAAACAGTAAAAAACTGATTAGGCTGATTGAGTATAGCAATGATGATGGTTTTATCATCAGTGATAAAAGAGTTGTGTTATTATGGTGGAAGACTATCGCTTTTGAATGCGGAATCAGCCCTGCTGAATTTAGAAGATCAAGATTATCTGATATTAAAGAGATAATGGAGATTAAGAGTGCGGTTAGCATGAAGAATCAAAGAAATAAAAAGGTTCAGGATTTAATGAATAAGGTGAGGTTTTGATAATGGTAGTGACAGGAAAAACGAGTGGTGCTTCTTCAAGTATGAATATTAAAGGAACTCTTGATACTGGAGATATTGATAGAGGATTCACAAGAGTAGAAAAAGGATTTGAGAAAACTAAAGGTCAAGCTAAATCTTTTGGTTCAGATATGAGTAGAGTTTCTTCAACTGTTAAAGGACTTTCTAACAAGCTTCTTATAATGGGTGCTACAGCTGCAACTGCTTTGATTGGGATAGCAAGTAAAGCTCCTGCTGTTGCTCCTGCACTTGCTAAAATGGGTGTTGCTTTTGGAAAAATTCAAAGAAACCTTGGTGAAGCTCTTGCTCCTGCTTTTGAAAAAGTTTCTGGCTGGCTTGATAAGGTTGCTGCTTGGTCTGGTTCGCATCCTGATATATTTTCAGGAATCGTAATTTCATTAAGTGCTATTGCTGCATTAAAATTTGTTGGTGCAGGTGGTTTTTTAGCTGCTCTCGGAAAATTGGTTATTGCTCCTAAAACTTTAACTGCTCTTGGTTATATTGCTGCAATCGGTGCTGTTGCTTATGCAGGATATAAAGCAAGCGAGGTTGCTGTTGATGCTGCTCATAAATATGTTGGTATGGGAACAGATCCTGATGCACCAACTGATATGTTTGGTCAAACACTTGCAAATAGGCTTACCCAGAAAGTTTGGGCTGATATTACAGGAGTTCCTGCACCTTGGGAAGATCCTCTTAATCCTCTTAGTCCAGCTCATGATCAAGCAATAGCAGAAATAGGAGCAGCAGGTTATCAACCAACTCCTGGTGGTGAAGTGCAAGTTTGGGATAGAAGAAGTTGGTTTTTACAATTATGGGATAGTATATGGGGGTAAAAAATGGTTATGAAAATAGAGAATTTTGAAGGAGCTGCTGATACTTTTACCTGGCCTTATAATCCTCAATCTTTTGATGATTCAACAGATAGTAATCATCAAGTTACTAATATTGGTTTTCAAAGACATCATATTGTTGTTAGTGGTGGTGGAATAAACCCAAAAAATATTATTCTCACTGGGCATTTTAGTGGTGCGAGTAAGCTTACTAATTGGAGAGATTGTAGTAAACACTTTTTTGAAACAACTAAGATTAAAAAGCTTTATTTTGAGAGTGATAAATTTCATGTTGGAATAGGACAACAAATTAAGAGAACTCAAGTTGGTGGAAGAACTAACTTTATTGATTATGTTGCAAACTTTAATTCTTTTTTGCCTGTTTTATTTGGTGATACTCTTAGAACGAGTGGAACTAATGACGGTAACACAACAACTTTTATTGAGAAAATCACTGGGACAATAACTAATGGTGCTAATGATGTTGTTATTACTGATGCTTTAGGAAATGAGATAACAATAGATAATTCTCATTTAACAACAGGGAACACTTTTGAATATTTTCTTGTTAAAATGGTTAATTCTGGAAGCGGAATTTTTGTCAGTGAATACGCTTATGTTGAACTTAATGGTGTTCAAACAAAGAATGTTCAAACAACTGATGGTTTCGGAATCTTACAACTTGCTCCTGCAGCAAATGTTACAACTATTGTTACAACTAATCTTAGTACTGTTATTAAAAGTTTCAGAGATGGTTATGTAGATTGAAAGATGGCTAATTATATTATAGATGTGGAAAGTGGAAGTGATAGAGGTAGTGTCATTCCTGATGTTGGTTGGAGGTATGATGTTAATCTTAATCAAATTAATGAAGCTGAACTTAAATTTAGTGGAACAAGTGAATCAACGAGAAGCCTTTTAATAATTGGAAGCACAGTTTATATTTACAAAAATGGGACTCTTTCTTTTAAAGGATTAATTGATAATACTGATTATTTTGTTGGTGGAACTGTTGTGTTTCATGCAAGTGGTTGGGAAGTTTGGCTTGCAAAAGAGAATGGGGATTATTCAAGTAGTCCTTGGACAAGCACTGCAAGTGCAACTATTTTTAGTTCTATAATAGGTGAGAGTAATTATTTAGATGCTGGAACTATTGATGCTGGTTTTAGTGTTGATTTTAGGCTTACAAAATCTCAAAGTATTTGGAATAGTGTAAGTAATCTTGCTAATAAAACAACACAAGATGTTAGTATAGATTATACTGTTTCACCTGTTGAGATTAGTGTTCTTAATCATGTTGGAAGTTCTACGAGTGTTGCTGTTCTTAATGAAGGGAAAGAGGTAACTAATTTTAGAAGAAGTATTGGTTATCCTCGAGGGAATCATATTCTTGTTTTTGGAAAAGGAGATGGTGATAATCAAATAAAAGGAGAAGCAGAAGATGCTACAAGTATTGCTGCTTATGGAAGAATAAAAAAGATAATACTTGATCCTTCAGTTATTAGTACAGCAGAAGGAAATAAGCTTGCTGATGCAGAACTTGCACTTAATAAGGATCCGCCTAATATTTATGATTTTGATTTGACTAATCCTGAATATTCTGGTTTGTCTCTTGGGGATGTTATTACACTTAATGCTCTTGATCAAGATGTTGTTAATGAAGAAGTTCGTATTGTTGGTATTGAAGAAGGGGGAATTAAAGGAAAACAATATATTACTTTGCAAACTACTAATCCAAATCTTAAGACTTTGATGAAGACAAAAAATAAGGTTATTGCTCAAATTATTAAAGAACAAAATGATGCAAATACTTATATGCAAGGAAGTGGAAATGCTAATACTTGGGGGGCTGGAATTAATGCTAAAACAGATTATCCTTTAAAGATTGGTTTTTATCTTTCTGCAAGTTATATTCATGATGAAGCTGGGAATAAGAATGTAAAAGAATTCACTGTTAGTTATGATATTGATGAATATAAAACACAATATGGTGATGCAAGTTTTGATGGGGGTGATCCTCAAGTTCAAAATAGTAGTGCTAATACTGAACCTACTGTTGAAAATAGTTCTGGAAGTACAAGTCCAAGTGTTATTAATGATTCTGGTTCAACAAGTCCAAGTGTTATTAATGATTCTGGACGTACAAGTCCAAGTGTTTCAGGAAATAGTGGTTCAAATTGGATGGGTTCAAGTATTGGTTCTAATTCTCGTTCAAATGTTTCTTGTTCTTCAGGTTCATGGACAACAGTTGCAAGTGTGAATACTACAAATACTGATAAAACTTTATATGCAAATTTTTATGTTGCAGGAGATAGTGGTGGCCCTGAAGATATACAAATAAAACTTGAGAACACAGGGTTTTGGACTTATAATGATGCACAGTATGGAACTTATATGGATGGTTTCAGAAATGATAGTTTTCATGAAGTACATGCTATTGCTGCTGGTCGTAATGATTATAATGATTCAATAGTAGTTAGAGTAAAACCTTATGGTGCAATTGTTGTTGATGGTTATTTAAGTATTTATGAAGCAGATCATTCTCATGATGATGGAAGTTATGCGGCATCAAATCATTCTCATGATGATGGAACATATGCGGCAATAAATCATTCTCATGATGATGGAAGTTATGCGGCATCAAATCATTCTCATGATGATGGAAGTTATAATGCTGCAGATCATTCTCACAATGATGGAAGTTATGATGTTAATGCTGCAGATATTAATCATATTTCAATAGGTGATGGTGTTGGGGAAGCAGGAAGTATTAATTCGTTGAGCATAAATATTTATCTTGATTTTTGGAATACAGCAACAAGTAATTGGGATAATAAACATAGTATTCTTGCAACAGGAAAAATTATTGATACTGATGTTGATATTAGTGATTCTGGAACTTATCCTGATGCAGAGGGTTTTTGGAGAGTTAGGATTGAACCAATTACTGCAACACCTGATTTCGCACAAGGAATTATTAATATTAAAAACGCTATTGATAATTAGGGGGTATAAAATTGAGAATTAAACATAATAATTTAGATGATGCAACAAGTATGAGAATTAATAAAGAGGAATGGGAAAAAATAAAAGCTGATGGTGATCAAGTTTTTGATAATAGAAAAATTGGTTATTTTAGTATTGCTCAAGGAAAATTGATATTTGGGATTATTAGCCCTTATTTTAAGGATCTAAAAGGTCTTGATGAGCAAGATGAGGAATTCACAGAAGAGCAGAAAGTTGTGAATAAATCTGTTAAAGAAGAGATAGAAAAAAAATTGAAAGGTGAAAAATGAAAATAAAAATAGTTGATGTATATGAAGAGAAAGGACAATTAAGAGTTATTGTTGAACATGATTATGGTAAGGATAATATTGGTCTTTCTTTAGATGCAGAATATTTAGGATCTGATGGCCAGCCTAAATGGAAAAGTGAAGTTAAGAGTTTGATGGATAAGAAGTATGGTCATATTGGAAAAGATAAAAGTCTTCCTAAAAAGCATGTTTTTAAAGAAGAAGTTGGGAAAACTTTTGAGATAGGGGGTGAATAATATGGTAAATTTTGGAAGTATTTTTGTAGCAATTGGGATTCCTGTGATCAGGAGTGTTGGTGGTTGGGCTGTGAAAGCTACTGCTGATAAGAAGATAACTAAGTTTGAGTTTAAACAGCTTTTGAGAACTATTCTTAGAACTGGGGTTATTGGTTTACTTATCTTTTTAGGTGCTGGTAGTTTTGGGTTTGATATTTCGGTTGTTGGGAGTGCTGCTTCTGCTGTGATTTTTGATATGGTATTGTCTGCTTGGAAGGAGAATAAGAATATTACTCAGAGATAGGATTATTTAAGTCTTAAATAATTGACAACTTTTGTGATTTCCAAAGAGAACATTAATAGTTGTTATTTATTTAATAGTTATTTAATAGTTATGTTACATACACACACACACACACACAATAGTTGGTTATTATTAGTTATTTATTTAATCCCCAACTAATTGGTTTAAAAAATTGAATATTCCATAGGAAATAGATGGGTAGGGGTAATGAAAACAAAACATTTATATAAGATAAAGCAAAAAGTAGATAATATGTCTGAATCTAAAGGCAGAAGCAAGGAGATGATACGATAATGAAACGACCAATTGAAAAGATTGAAGTTGCTAAAAGCAATGGAAACTTTTATTATACTGGATTTCTTAAGGAACTTGATGAACACTGGGTTGAAATAGAAACAACTCGTGGTGAGATTCTAAAATTTAGAATAGAACAGATTATGCAAAGAAGATCTGTTGATACGAAAGGAGTTGATACGAATGGAAAAAGAAACAAAAACATATAGATTTGAATCTGAAGTCATAAAACATGCTAATAGTAATCCTTTGATTTCAAGTTTTGCTGAATGGGCTTGTGATAGATATAAAAAAGAGTTTATGGACATTGAGAGTCTTTCTTTAAAGATGCAATCTTTCTTTGATATGGCTAATGAGTGTAAAGATCAGCTTAAAAAGCTTAAAAAGGCCCAAATTAGGGAGTCTGATTTGGGTGTATTAAAGATACATGAACTTAATTGGGTTAAGAATGAGGCCCCTAAAAGGGTTAAAAACGCTACTTTTGAGGGTGTTTATAAGTATTTTGTTAATCATTTTGATAGGAAGGATATAAATAGGCGGCAATTAAGGTTGTTTATTGAGAAATTTAGTTAAATAATAGAAAAGCTTATAAAGAAAGGAATTAATGTTCAGTACAAATAAGGACTTAAAGCATTATTTTAAGTTTTTGGGAGACGATACGAATATGAAAAGAAATGAAAAACTGGCTTTTAATGATATGGTCAGGTGGAATTCTAATACTTATGGGAAAGCTGTGAGAATTAATAAAAAGGTAGTTATTGGATTATTAATTTTTCTTTGTATTGTTACGCCAATGACTAATTGGTTGATCCCTTTTATTTTGAAAGGGGTTAGATCTGGGATAAATATAAGATATGGAGTGTGAATTAAAATGTTTAAAGAACTTAATTGGAAAGAAAAAAAGATTATTGCTTTTCAGCAATGTAAGGATATGGGTGAAGTTGCTATTTTGATTGATAAGATTTATAATGATGGTTTTAGTGATGGAGTAGATCATGTTGAATTAAGGATTATTGATGAATTTGGAGATATTCCTGATAATCTTGATTTAAAAATGAGTTATAGTGATATTGTTGATTTAGAAGATCCTGTTTCTGGGGTTATAAATGGAGAAGGAATTATTGATCATCCTGTTACTGGAAAGGTTACTCCTGAAGAAGCTGAGGAATTGTTGCATGAAGCATTAATCAAGAGAGATACAAATGAATAAATTTAAACTATTTTTGCATAACTTTTTTAGTAATCATGTTTGGGAAAAGACTCACCCATCAAAATTTATTAAAAACAAAAATCCCTTTATAGATGAAGCAACACAAATGGCATTAGGAAAATGTAAAGTTTGTGGAAAAAGGGAGTTGAGAGAAGTACATGGTTCATCAACACATTATTGTTCTGATGAAATCACAAGAAGAGAATATTATAAAAAATATAATATCAGGGGATTACAATGAGAATTACTAATGTGAAAAGGGAATTTAAAACTACTGCACTTGCAGAATCCGAAAGTGTCCCAGGGGCATATTATCTTGTTAAGTTTGAGAAGGGAGTTTTTAGTTGTTCTTGTCCTGCAAATGTTAATAGAGGTAGTGAATGTAAGCATATTGTTGCTTTTAAAGAAGAGTTAGAGTTTCAAAAAAATCAAAGGGAGAGTGATCACAAATGAATAAAGAAAATTTAATTAATTTGAAACAATTATTATTAGATCAAATAAACTTGAATGAATTATTAAGTCATAAAAAAGCTTCGTTTGATTCAGAAAATGAACAATTACTTACAAGAATTAGAGAGACAAATGAAGGCATAGAACTTTGTAAAGGAATAGCAAGAGAGAATGCTGAAGCAGGATTCATTAAAGATGGCATTAAAAAGCGTCTTGGGGGAATAGGAATAAGGGTTTCAACTAAACTTGTTTATGATGAGAATAATGCTTTAATTTGGGCGAAAGATAATATGCCTGTTGCAATTAAGACTATTCTTGATAAAAAACTTTTTGATAAGTTTGCTAAAGATAATACTTTAAACTTTGTTGAAAAGAATGACATAATTATTGTGACTTTTCCTAAAGAAATAATAATTAATGAGGTGGGATGATGGTAAGTAATGAATGTATTGATGAGATGGAAGTTTATGGTGGGAGCTTTGTTAGAGCAATCGCAATTGCTTGGGTTCATGCAGATTTTATTAATAAGAAAAAGCTTGAAAAAGCTTTTGATTATTTTGAAGAGTATGGGCAAAGAGCTGATAATCGGAGAAAACAAAATGAGAGTGTTAATAGATTCTGATATTTTGGATGAAGAAATTGTAAGGATTCATAATGAGTATGCTTGTTTTCATAGAAGAAGATGGTTGAAAAAAAGTGATTAAAGAAATTAGGATTAATATTGAAATACTTGATGAAGGAGAACAAGTAGGATTATTGAAAGCTATTTTTAATTATGTTAGTGATGATAAATTAGTTCATTATTCAAAGTTGATAACATTAGAATTAGTAAAAGGTGAAAAAAGTGAGTAGTTTTATTGGTGGAATACCAATTTTTAAAAAAGTGATTTGTGGATGGTGCAAGAAAGAAACTACTTTAAACTTTTATAGAGAAAAATATCATTGTGTTCATTGTAATAGATTAATAGATGAGGATGGTAAAAAGGTGTTAGATGAAAGATAATGTTTAGTACAAATAAGGACTAAAAACAAAACATTTATAAAAAACAAGAATCCATATATGGATATTAAAAGAAAAAGCTAACAATTGTTGGCGGAGTTGATACGAATGGAAAATAAAACAAAAATAGGAATTCTTAAATATATTGCAGGAAGTAGTGCTAAAGGAATCAAGTTTGAAGATCAACCTGAAACATGGTATAATCCTTCAACTGAAGAATGTAAAGAAATGATTAGGGAAGAATTTCTTGGTAAGAATGTTGAGATTGTTCTTGTTGATAAAACAAAGTTTAGTAGTATGATTTTGTTAGAAGAAGAAAAACAAGAAGTTAGTGAAGAAGAAGCTGAACCAGAAAAAGTTAATGATTCAGTACCTGAAAAACCTAAAAGTTCTACAAAAGAAGAAGTTGGAACAATAAATATGGATGGAGAATCAATGCCTCTTTTTGGATTTAAGGTTATTGAAAAATTTGAACCAGATTACTTTAAAAAATTAGAAAAGATTGAAGTTGAATCTAAAACAATTGGGACACTTAATTTAAAATATGCAAGTTGGTCAGAAGTGTGGAGTAAACTAAAAAATGTTTATCCTTCTGCAAATTATCATGTGCATGATAATCCGAAAACAGGATTGCCTTATTTTAGTGATAGTAATATTGGTGCATTTGTTAAGGTAACTGTTACTGTTGTTGGGATTTCTCACACTGTTTTCTTACCAGTTATGGATAATCGAAATCAATCTGTTAAAGGAGTAGCTCTTGATTCAATGAATATTAATAAATCTATTCAGAGAGCTTTTGCAAAAGCTATTGCTATGCATGGAGTTGGCCTTTACATTTACAAAGGTGAAGATTTTGCCTGATGAGAAATAATCTTTAATCATCTCCAGGTTAAGATTGATGGCTCGGAAAGACGAGTAATTATACTAAAATGGGAGTTCCACACTTAGAAGAATTGAGAAACTTTTTAGAAAAGAATAAAAACAATTATTATTCTAAAACATATCTTAGAAGCTTCTTAAAACAGAATTATGTAACAATACAACAGAACCTTGATTATTTAATAAACCAAGAAAAAGTAGTTATAATAATAAAAAAAGAGAACAAAACTTTTTATGCTTGGAAAAAAAGTGATGTGCATGAAAAATTATCTACAAAAAAAATCAAAAAGACATAAAGTAACTCATGAATTTAGTGGTAAGCAACACTTTTTTAGGGTTGAATCACCAAGTGGAGAAACTTATAATGTTGCTTTGCAAGTTAGTTGTGATTGCCAATACATGGGTATTACTGGAGTTGCTAAAGGACAAATTTGTAGTCATATTCTTTCAGTATTTGAGAGTATTATTTCTACTGGAAATATTAATTTAACTACTGCAAACGATAATCTTGTAAGACTTAAAAGGAATGCTTGTGTTAATCTTGTTAGGTGTTCAAATAGGAAGCTTAATGAGGTTAGAGTTTCTGAAGGTGAATCTAAAATTCATCGATCTAAGAAGAGAGAAGTTTGTGATAATCTTTTAAAGGAAGGAAAACATTTTATTACTGAAGCAATTTTTAATACTGGTGGTCGTGCAGATATTCTTATTCTTGATGATTTTAAAGCTATTGAGATTGTTAATACTGAATCTGATGAATCTATTGCTAAGAAGATGCTTGATTATCCTTCTGGTATAAAAGTTGAGGTTATAAGATGTTAATTCAGATAACTTGTAATGAGGATGAATACAGAAATACTTTATTGTTTTTAATTCCTGATAATGTTTCAATTGTTAGGGGTGTTAAAAGTTTTAGAAGAATGTTTGATCATAGATTATTATTTATTAAAAATAATTTAAGTTTTCCTATAAATAAAGAAAGTCTATTTAGAAGACTTAGAAAAAAAGGTTATTCTTTTGGTAGGAAAACTTTGCAAAGAGATTTAAGAGCTTTAGAGGCTGATGGTGTTTGTGAATTAGTAATAACTAATGGTGGGAGTGAAGGGAATTTTACTAAAATAGTTAAAGGTGAATAAAATAAAAAAAGAAGAATTAATGGAGTGTATTGAACAAGCTTATGATTATGCAAAAAAAGCAATAGTAATATGGAATGATTATAAAATGCAACAAATAAGACTTGAAACTGCAAATCTTAGAAAAATAGAGCAAAGTAGGCAAGATCACTATGAATATATTGATGAGAAAAAAGCTTTAAGATATAAATTGCAAAAAGAGGCAGCTTATGCAAGATGGAAAAAAAACAGTCCTGATGAAGATAACGTTGTTGAAAATGGTCGAAATAAATAATGTTTATAGTTCAGTCCCAAAAGAAACATTACTCAGTGAAGATGAAACTATTGAACATAGAAGACCAATATTAAAATTTTTAAAAGAGCAAAAAGGCAAGTTTTTTACTGCAAGAGAAATTGCTAAGATTTGTGATTTTCCTGTTGGTGGAACACAAGTTGCAGTAAGAAAAGCAATAACTTTACTTTTAGAAATGGATAATGAACCCATAATGTCTAATGCTTATGGATTTAGTTATGTTACTAAACCAGAACAAATAGATTTTTATGCTGATAAATTAAGTGAAAGACTTAAAGGTTTAAAGAGAAGAATTGATTCTGTTAGAAAAGTAGCAGATAATATGAGGTGCAAAGATTGGTTAAATTAAGTTATGATTCATTACTGAAGATTATTAATGCGAGTAATATTGCTATATCTCAATTGGGAAAAGATATAATTGATTTAGATAAGGAAGTTAATGAACGATGGAAGTATATGGATCAGTCGATAAAATCTGTTAATCGTGATATAAAAGATCGTTGGGTGTTTTTAAGTTCTATAAATAAGGATATTGTTAATCTTAAAAAGAAATTAGGAAAAAATATGGGGTGATGAAAGTGTTTAAGAAATTAAAAATATGGTTTTGGACTAAGAAAAGAATTATTGATGAAGTTTTAAAGATGCAGTATCATCAAGACTTTGTTTCAGATATTCTTGTTAGAGAATTAGAAATATTAGATCAGAATAAAGTTTATGTTTGTAATGTTGGAAACTTAAATTTTTATGATATTGAAAATGTTGAGAGATCATTTAAGAATGCTGGTGCAAAAATGAAATGGACTATGCCAAAAATATTTTTTGTAAATAAAGAAATTCGTTTAATGACTAAAGAAGAATTAAAACTCATAAATATCAAAAAAAAGTAGGGAGTGTGGAAAAAAGTGGAAAGGTTTGTTTATAACCCAAAGTATGCAAAATTGTTGATTAGCATGTCAGGTCAGAAAGCACAAATTGATGAACTTGCAAAAAGGCATAATGTGAATGCTGGGCATTTGAGAATTGTTTTAGATCAGTGGCACAAAGAAAATGTTATTAATAAAGATAGAACTGGTAGAGAGTACCATATTAGTCTTACTGATAAAGGTGAGGAAGTATCTAAGAAGCTCGCTGAATTAATGGATATAGTTCATAACTATGAAATAAAAGAAGTGAAAAAGAATAGTAAAAAAAATAGTGAGGTAAAAAAGAATGCAACAAATGAAACAAACGAAATCAGTCCCTTATAAGACTGAAAGTGAAAAACCTATTCACACTTATGAAGTGTTAGATAATGGTGAATTAAAAATTGTTCAGGTAACTACTGTGACAAGTTGGTGGAAGACAAGAGAGTTTATTAGTTTAATTAGGGAACATGAAGATGCACTTAAATTAACTGAAGACAATCTTAGTGATGAATATAAAGAAAAGATGATTAAGCAGAAGAAAGAGTTAGAAGATGAGCTTGAAAAGTTTAAACCTTTAAGGGAAGATTCTGAAGTAAAGGCTAAAATTGCTTATGAAAAGTTGCGACTTGAAGGTTTAGTCAAAAACTTAAAAATAGTGATTGAAGATAAAGAAATTAATACTGATTGGTTCCAAAATGTTTGGTTTAGAGTTAAAGGAGATCTTAAAAAACAAGTTCTTGAAAGTTTAACAAATGAGGAAAGAGGAAAACTTGCTCAAATAATTACTAAACTAAAGAGGAAAAGAATTCAATGAAGTTAATAGTTTATGGTGAACCTATTGCTAAAGGCAGGCCTAAAGCAGCAATGAGAGGTAAGTTTCCTGTTTTTTATACACCTAAAAGAACAAGAGAGGCTGAGGACGATTTTGTTGCTCATACTATTAGAGAGAGACCTGTTAAGCCATTAGAGGGGCCTGTTAGATTATCGATAGGTTTTTTTAAGGTTAAGCCAAAGAGTTATTCTAAGAAAATAATTTTTTGGACTAAACAGCCAGATATTGATAACTTGGTTAAGTTGGTGCTTGATGCTATGAACAAGGTTTTTTTTGTTGATGATGCTCAAGTTGTTGAACTTAATTGTTTTAAGAGATACGATGATGTTTCAAGAACTGAAATAACTATTGAAGAAATTAAATAAGGGGTATTAACATGGCACTTGATGAAGAATTATTAAAAACAATAAAGAAACAAAATATTAAGGTGAAATAAAAAAAATGGATAAAGAAAATTGTGATTATGAAGAAATAAATGGGGAATTATATTTAAGAGCAACCGCATTAGTAAAAGCAATTATTGGAATGTTACATAAAGATGATTATGAAGACCTTCTTAGAGATGGATTAGGTTTAGATGAATATGGAGATAGAATATAAAGTTTTTGTTTGGAGATGAATAAATGAAATGGTTACGATAAAAACAAGAAATGTTCAATTTATGTTGGGTAAGGCTTAGTTGGGAGCTAAGTAATTGCGAAAGCATTGGGTCGCTCCTCGCAGGTTCGAATCCTACACCCAACAATTTAGTAG